GATTTATATATACCAAAAAATAAATTAGCAATAGAATTAAATGGTATTTATTGGCATTCGTTAAATAAAACACAGGATATGACAAATATGAGGAATAATCACTTAGAAAAAACCTTAAAATGTGAAGAATTAGGCATTACATTATTACACTTCACTTCATTTGAGTGGGATCACAAGCAAGAAATTGTAAAGTCTATGATTTTAAATAAAGTAAATAAAATAGAAAATAAAATATTTGCTAGAAAATGTTCTATCGAATTAATTTCAAAATATGACGAAGGAGTATTCTTTAATGCAAATCATTTGCAAGGATATGTTAATAGCAATATTTGTGTTGGGCTTAAATATAACGAAGAAATAGTTTGCATGATGAGTTTTGGTAAACCTAGATACAATAAAGATTATGATTTTGAAATTTTAAGAATTGCATCGAAATTAAATACCAATGTTGTTGGTGGGGTTTCAAAATTATTCAAATATTTCATAAATAATAATCAAAATAAATCCATTATTAGTTATGCTAATAGACGATATTCTAGTGGTAAAATATATACCATCCTTGGTTTTAAATTTTCACACAATAGTTTACCAGGATATAAATGGGTTAAAGATGGCGTAGAATATAATAGATGGAATTTCATGAAGCATAAACTAAAAGATAAGTTGGAAATATTTAATGAAAACTTAACAGAAGAAGATAATATGTTTAATAATGGATATAGTAAATTATATGATTGCGGGCAAGGTGTATTTGTTTATGTATAGATTAAAAGATAAAGATTGGATGAATGAGCAGTATATTATTAATAGAAAGAGTACACCAGATATTGCTAAAGAAATTGGATGTACGCCAAAAAGTGTAAGGGATAATCTAATTAAATTAGATATAAAATTAAGAGATAATTCATCGAGTCACATCATAGATGAAAGGAATTTAAAATTTTTAGAAGATGCTGGTTGGCTAATTAACGAATATATTACCAACGCTAAATCAGCAATTACTATAGGAAAGGAGCTAGGTTATGGCGGTAGAATAGTAACAAAATATTTAAAAAAACACAATATACACATAAGGGATTATAAAGAATGTCAATTATTACATTCTTCAGACTCTATAGCTTTATTAGAAAATGAAGAGTGGTTATACGATCAATATATAACAAAAAGATTATCATCAAATGAAATTGCAGATACTTTAAACACTACTGGGAATAGAGTTTGTAAATATTTAAAGAAATTCAACATTGATGCACGAACAAATACTGAAGCGAAATTAGAAGGGGTTATTAAATTTTTGGAAGACAAAGAATGGATGTATACTGAATATAAAATAAATAAAAAAAGTGCATATGATATAGGTAAAGAATTACATATATCAGATTTAACGGTAGCAAAATATTTAAGACTACATGAAATTCCAATAACAAAATGTTATCATGTATCATCATATGAAAGGGCTATTCAAGAATTTCTTGAAGAACATGGGATTAATTTCATTGCTTCCGATAGGTCACAAATAAAGCCAAAAGAACTTGATATTTATATACCAGAACACCATTTAGCGATAGAGCTAAATGGTGTATATTGGCACTCTTTAAATAAAGAGCAAGATATGTTATAGTGTGAAAACTCCCAATGGGGTAGAAAGCCCCAAACCCAAACCAGAAGAACCCGTTGTATTACTAACCCAGTATTGGTAGGCCAGTGTAACTTGGAATGATTCAATTTGGTTGTTCTTAGAAAATTCAAGTTCAATTGGTGAAATATCTATGGGGAATGCATCAATGAACTTGTAGCTCTTCAATGCCAAGTTATTTCTGTCATATTGTATTACAGCCAAATCTGCTTGGTATTGTGCAGGGGATGTTTTTCCGGTATTTGAACTATTACCATTCATCATTTCACTCCAACTTTCAAAAGCACTTCTCAAAGAAAATGATTCTGTATTATAGATTGAAACAGTCCAAGGTGCAAATGTACGTTCACCTGCCAAATACACATCTCTTCCCCGGTAAGGCGCATTGGCCGGTTGAATTGAACTTGCTGGTATGCTTGCCGCATGTACTAAAAATGCCGCCTGTAATGGTGCAACTGCTGTCCATGCATTTGCCACGCCAGGTGGGAATGAAACTTCTACGGAGAACTGATTAGGTCTTGCTCCACCTTGTAATTGGCTTTTAAAAGCCGAAATATTTGCTACTGATGCCATGATGATTGTCCTTTTAAATTGATTATAAAATTATTTATTAAGTAAAGTGGGCTTTTACACCCACTTAATGTTAAGTTTTACTTAAACTTCTGTGAAAGTCGCTGCACCAGTTCTGGTAGCAATAAAGTTCAATGTAATAAAGTTGATTGAATAGTTAGGTTGAATATAAATATCGGCCACAAAATTATTAGAAGCAATAACTTCATTGGTATTATTAGTTTCATCGCAAACCACTTTAAAACTTTGAATTCCTCTTCTGCCTTGAACATCTCTTAAGAATGGAAGTACCATGCCTATGAAAAGATTTCTGGTAATAGAATCATTAAATTCAAACAACATGTATTTGGCTGCAATTGCAATTGATTTTTCAAGAACAATAAACAATCTGCGAACATTTATTCTATCAAATGCACTTGGTTTTGCCAAAGCAGTTTTATCACCAAATAATAATACACCTTGTCCTCTTTCTGACATAACAGGATTTATTCTTGCTTGATATAAAACATCTCTGTCTGTTTTTGAATGAGGATTAAATCCCAATTTAGTAACATTTTTTACTTGACCACGATTATATCCAGCAGGACTCCACCAAGGGTCATTAGTTTCATCTGTTCTTGCAGTAATACCACCAACATCACCGTTTAATGGCAACCATCTGTAAGTATCATTATATAAGTCATATTGATATTTTGCACCACTATCTATGAAACCATAAGAAGAAGCTGTAATTAAATCAGCATAAGCTTTTAGGTCAGCAGTTTGTTGTGATGTGCCACCAATAACATATTCAGCAGTTAGAATATTTTCAGGTGAAATAAATGCAACGCAATCTTTTCTAACTTCTGCAATATCTTGAATCAAATAGTTAGCTAAGTCATAAGATGCCTTACCAGCAAGTAACAATGAAATATCATAAAGTTCAGTGTTTGCATATAAAGCAAATGCTGACATTATTTGACCTTCAGTAGAAATATTACCATTTGCACCTTTTGAAAGAGTTACTGCAATTGGATAATCAAGAACTTTAAATGATGCACTATTTGCAACAGCACCCCAAGAGGTAGTACCACTTACGGTAGTTGGTGCATTTGCAAACCAAACATATTTTGAAGATGTATTTATAACATCAACATAATATTGAGTTGCACCAGTATTTGAACGAGCATTAATTGCTTTAGATAGGAACGGATATTTTTCAAGAATTGTTCCAGCAACACCACTAAATTTACCAGCATCATCAACAACAATTACATGAATTTCGTCATATAGTCCAGCGACATTTGCAGCAAAGGCACTTGTTAAAGGAGCACCATCGAATTCTTTATAGTATTTCCAATTTACTGTATATGATGCAGATGTTACATGAGCAGTTGGATAATTTTCCAGCGTCATTAATCTTGTTGAATCGACAGAAGCTACTTGTCCAAGAACAACATTATTAGCATCAACAATCCAGCTACCAATTTGTTCTTCAGTTGCAACACTAACTCCACTTGCAGCACACGCTTGAATTGAATTAGCCAAAGCACCATCAACATAAGCAGCCACTACATCAGCACCAGCTTGGTCATATGTAAATGTTGTTGGAGAACCAGCTGCCTTTACAACACCATCAAAATTAAAACCAGGAGCACCAGTAATTTTAAGTTTTTGTCCAATAATTAAATTATGAGCAATAGCAGTTACGACTGATACAACATCACTAGTTCTTGCCAATGAAGTAATGAAAACATTTTTAGATGTTGTAAGAGCAACAGCAACAGGCATAGCAAATGTCTTTTTATCTGCCATATATACACTAATACCATTAGCAGAATCGCCAGGATATTTGCCAATAAATTCACCACAATGGTCTAAATCAATTATATCTGCATCATAATCTGTTCTGTTATTTACAATAACTCTGAATCCATAAGACCACAATAAATTATCCGTTACGGTAACGGTTGCTGGAGCAACTAATGTTAATGCAGTAACTCCAGCAACGGAAGCTATTTGACCAATTACTACACCAGTTGATGTAATTAAATATTTACCAACATTGGCTGAACTAAATGCTGGTGAAGTTGCACCAGTTATTGCATATGAACCTTGTACACTTGATATTGTACTTAAAGCAGGTCCAGCTACATCATCAATTGGATTGGCTGAATTAAATTGTGAAGTTGAAGCGGCTCTTGTAAACAGAATGTTTGAAGAGTATGATAAAAAATTTGCAACAGTAAAGAAACCAGTAAATGTGCGTAGATTTGGCTTACCAAATTGAATCACAAAGTCATTTTCATTGCTAAATTGTGTTGGATATAAAACTGGGCCCCATTCCGCGTAAGCTGCGTGTGCAGCTGGACTTGTACTTACTGCTGGTATGATCGCAGATAAATCTGTCTCGGTTATACGAACTCCGGGTGAAAGTTGAAAGCTGGATGCCATGATAGTTTCCTCTTTGTTATAGTTAAAGTAATTTGTTTGTTGTCTATAGTATTATTTATATTAATTCATTTCTAGTAAAAAATCTTGCTAAATATACATATAAGTGATATACTTGTATTTATAATAAAAACATAGGAATAAAAATGACAACTTGCCAACCATACACATATTTAATACGATTTAAAATTACTGGACAACTTTATTATGGTTCAAAAACTGCTAAAGGTTGCCATCCTGACCAATTTTGGGTTAAGTATTTTACTACTTCTAAAATAGTTAAAGCCTTAATAGAGGAACACGGAAAGCATTCTTTTGAAGTATTATATACTAAAAATCATATAACTAAAGAAGCTACCTTAAATTGGGAAACTATGTATTTAGTATCAGTTGATGCTGCTTTGAATGAAAATTATTTAAATAGACATAATGGTGGTAAGAATTTTTGTGTTACTGAAGAATCATCAAGAAAAACTGCTGAAGGTAATAGGGGAAAAATTATATCAGAAGAAACTTTAAAGAAACAGAGCGAATCCCATATTGGTATACCACGAACAGAAGAATGGTGTGAACGATTAAGTAAATCGAAAAGTGGTGAAAATAATCCTCTTTTTGGTAAATTTGGAGAAGATCACCCATCAT